TGAGGTAGCAAAAATGCTTGAGCATGTAAATAATAAGTATTCATGCGTTGAATGTAAAAAGGAAATGAATTCACTGACGGCATTTCATTATCACACAACAAAATGTATTAATGGTTTAGATGATACGCGCTTAAATCAGATTTCTACCATTCAAGCGCTTTAGATTCCTCTTTTGATTAAAGCTAGAAGACATCTAGTGGCTTTTTCATTATATATTTTTACCATATCCTTATAGTATTTTAACTTTTGTTTATGTTCACCACTTATAACTTTAATACTTAGAATCTGAAATTGTGTTTCAAAATATTTAACCTTTTCTTTATATGCACGATAATTACGCTGAATTATAAATTTAGGCAACGTTATAAGATGTAAATCTTCCATCTATACCAGTATGTAATTAAAAGTTTAGGCAGTTACCGTTAGCTGTGTATAATTTCAACCACCGTTTTTAAATGATAGCCTAGAGCTCCAAACCCAGCAATTAGCATAAGTTCATAAAAGGGACGTCCTGTTTTTTTTCCTTGATAGCCAACCCATAAAAGAAGAGGAGCTATTAAAAAGGCATGAAATAGATTAATCCATGCTGATGCAGATTTAGCATAAAGTCTTACAATTGACTTATAGCCATGAAACACTAAAAGTAAAAGTCCAACTCCATAAAGTACATTGTAGAGCCAGTCGGGTGTAGCAGCCCGCGTAAAACCTACATAAAGGAAAAGAGGAACAACAAATAAAATATGAAATATTGCTATAAGAAAGTGTATATCCATTCTATACTAACTCCTATAAAATACTTAGGAGCATTTCAGCGTGATCTAAGGCTCCTTCAATCCAGCATTGGTGTGTACTGTAAGATTCACCAACTAAATGCCAGTTTTTATCCTTAAAGGGTTTTAGACATAGCTTACTCAATACATATGGATCGTAATCACCAGGACGCCAATACGTACAGCCTTGTTTCCAAGAATGTGCTTTTACAAAAAGGGGATTTGGAATTTCAGTTCCAAATAGTGTACGTAATTCATCAATAATTAGATTGCCTAGATGTGCTTCACCTTTTTTTTCGTATATTTTCATTAAAGGTAAAGCATCAATAGAATCAGTATATGATATTTGTATTGTGCCTGTTTGTGGATTAGCAGGAATTATATAACGGGGCATAGTAGCCGTTACGACTCTAGGATAAGATTCAAACCATTGTTTTCCATTTGCTAATGGAGGAAAGGCAGCATACACACGTAATAATGGCTCCATTGTAAGATGTTTAAGAGGACTAAACCCTTTAAATGCCTTTAATGCTTTTAGTGATTCAGATGGAATTGCTAAAATAATTTTAGAGCCATTTAGTGTTACTAAAGGGCGTTCATCGCCTTTTGAAGGTGGACCATTACGAAAAGTAGCAGTAGTAGTTTCTAAGCCTGTAAGTTCATGATGAAGTAAAAGGTTTCCTCCAAGGCTTTCAAACTCATCTTTCATACACTTAATAAGTTCAGAAAGCCCCTCCTTACATATTGAGTAACCCTCTTCTGAGCCAAACTCACCTCTAAATAACTCTAATGCACTATCGGCACGCATAACATTTATTTCAGCTCTATAGGGATAACGAATTAAGAAACGCTCAGTAATTTTCTGCCCGTGTATTTTTAATAGAAGTGAACGAATTGTTTCAGACTGAAGAGTTGATTTTGGAAGATTTGCTAAACTGTTAAGTAATACTGGAATTGCTTTTTCGAACTTATCTTCTTCTATAGGAAATGCTCCAGATTCTTTGTAAAGTATTTCTTTACCAATAGGTATTAATGTTAATTTATAATTTTTGATAAGAGATATTACTTTACTGTGTCTATCCGAAATTCGCGCCCCACCTTCTTCCCACTGGTAATGTATACCTGAAATATCAGCATAAAATGTAAAAGTACGCCCTCCTAATTTACTATACTTTTCGGCAAGGGCTACCTTCATTTTAGGATGTTTTTTCAGAATTTGTATGCCTGTATATAATCCTGCAATTCCTCCACCTACAATAATTGTATCGTAGGTGGTGGAGTTTAATTCCATCCCTTCTATTTATATACGAGTTAAAGATTTGATTTACCGTGTTGTGCTAAAGTTAAGTACCCCCTTTCAGGGGGTACTTAATATTGCCTACAACCCTAATATGGCAAGTATGCTACAGTTAAGTACCCCCTTTGGGGGTAGTTAACTTCGGCACTTGCTGTTAGCCCACTTAATAACTTCATCGTCATTTATACTTTGTAGTGTACCAACTACCTTTTTGTTCTTTATACAGAGAAACGTGGGAATTGAGCGAATTCCACAGTATCCAGCAGTATAGTCATTTTGGTCAATATCACATTTTAGCCAGTTCACTTCAGGTGTTTCATATATAATCCGTGTTAGATTTAGATTACGACATGCACCACACCATGTTGCAGTAAAATAAACAATTGTAAAGGGAGGAGTATCTGTTACATTTTCCCCACGACCAAGAAGATTTTCAAACTCCTCCTGGCTCATTAAAAACTTCATGTATAGTTAGCTTTCAAACATTTTGTTTAGACCGGAGAAACGATATACTTGTACCACCAAGAATAATAAGTGCTAATATTCCAAGAAATGGTATTGCTTCTTTGTATTTTGTAGTAGATGGATGTGGTATATAACTTTCAATAAAACTTGAAAGTGGAGGAAGTGCTTTATGCCCACCACCTTGTTGCTGTAAGACTGGCTGCACAGATGGTACTGAACTTGGAGGTTTTAAGGCAAAGAGTGAGCTAATGCCAATTAGACCAAATAGGGCTGCACTAGCTCCTGTACCATACTGTATGTATTTTCCATATGATTTTATAATCTCTGGAGGAACAAAAGCAGTAACTGCAGCAAGTCCAGCAATTGATATAGTACCTAATATTAAACTTAAAAGCGGTAGGGTCAGTACCCAACTAGTTCCATTCCATCCACCATGAGGAATTATGTCAATTGAAACTGGTAAAGCAAATCCACGTGTATCAAAATCATCTCCTGAAAGTACTTGTATACAATCAAAGATATACCAGGGGGGAAAAAATGTTAGAACAAATGATAAAAATTTAGCAACTTCATTTATATAAAGACGATTTGCATATATTCCTATAACTATTCCTAGACCATATGTTGCTGCTTTTATAGCTGTAGTAATAGGAAGATTCACAGCAGATAAATTAAGACCAACATATCCTGTTGGTGGAAATAGTGTAAGAAGTTGTAGTGGTATTTTTCCAAGTGTAATGCCATTTGTATTAAATAATGATGGCGTTGATGAAGTTACCGATGGCATCCCTAAGCCACCTGGTATTAGCGATGATAACCCTAAAGGTATACTCATCCCCTCTCTGGTTTAACCATCGCTTAGATTTTGAAGACAAGTCCTGCAAATCCGTTTACAACCCGTAGTACATTATGATTCGTACTGTAGACACGTATATGCGAGTTGCCACGCGGTGGTACATAATTTGGATCTCCTTCTAAGATTGTAGGGCTTGGATCCGGTCGGAGTGCTAAAAGCAGATTCATTGTATCAATGCGACTCGCGTTTAAAGAGCCAGAAGGTTGTAATTCTTCGGGGCGTAGAGCAAATGAATAATTATATATGAAAGTATTTGTTGGCGCTCGTGTATGATATTGATAGGGTTGTACAAGTCTAAAATATCCGGCATCACGAATTTCAAATCTGTCAAATCCATCTACTTGTAAGACTGCCTGTTGAAGTATATCACGTCGTGCTCCAGGCTCCTGTATAGATGTGGAGCTGTAATTAAACCATTCATTATAGGATTCCATTGCATCTCGTTGTAGTACAAATATCAGCTCGCGAAGTGGATGATTAAACTCAAGAGGAATTGATGCCGTAGTATTTAATGCCGGTATACTGATTTTTGGTGTGTATTGAATTTGCTCTATAAGGTATTCATGGCTGTTAGAAACAAAACGTCTACGTTCATCTACGTCCAAGTGAATATAATCACCATAGAGTTTAATATCAATAATATGAGCCTCTTTTGGTTGTGGGGTTGTTGAGCAATTTTGATTTGTGTTTAACGGTCCAGCCGTATAGACCATTTGTGAGAGAGATCTGAGTTTTAAGTTAAGGCGAACCGTGTGATACTGCATAGCAATAAGGGGAAGGTAGAGTCCGGGATTCTTATTAAACCAGAACTGTAAGGGGATATAGAGCTTTACGGCTCCATATTGATATGAGCCATATATTGATGTTGCTGACGTATCGGGTGGATAAGTCTTAGAAGGTGGTATTGTTCCATCTTGACGCCCTATCATAGCATTAAATGCATCTCTTTTTCCAGATGGAACCGTAAGCTCTGACCAGAGTTCCATCCATTCTCCGGTCTGTTTATCAATTTCTTGTTCACCTATATCAATCGATATTTCTTCAATAAGAGAGTGTCCTATAGAATTTACATAAGCAGCAAGTGAACCATCTGTTAAATACACTTCAGGAAGAGTTACTTCTAAAAACATGCTACCGAGAAGGTCACCACGTCTAGGGATTATACAGGTAACTCGTTTTCCAAAATCAGTATTTCCATCAAAATAAATAGATTGCGATTCAATGGCGAAGTTTGTATAACGACGATAGACCATTTTAAACCAGGTGATTTGGGGATTTCCTGTCAAAAATACATCTTGTTTTCCTTGAGCAATTAACTGTAAAAGTCCACCACCTGAAGGCATCCTATCTCTATCCCTAGTTATTCGGAAGACTAATGTATACCGCAAAATTAGTGGCACAAAAATCTAGTATTGATTAGCTTATGTTATTGTACATAAGTTAAGTAGCTCTTTTCATAGGACATTTAATAGTGCTTACAATACTAATATGGCAAGTATATCCAAAGTATGTTCTTTTTAAACACATCTCGTTAGAAAAAGATGCATGCTCTATTTTTAAAGTAATGATAGAGCAAGAGCCGTATGAGCAGTCAAGATAATAGTTTAGGATACTTCTCTAAATTATTGTATTCATTAACTGATACAAATGCCGTTATATCTACATCATATGCACATGTAGCAGACGGTAACGGAGGGTTTATATGGCAGAATGTTTTTGAGACTATAAGTACTCAAGGTTCTGTAGAAAATTTTCCTATTCCATATCTTCCATCGACTTTACAATCATTATCAAACTCATCAGGGACGGGTCCAACGGGTGTTGCTGCTGGATTATTTTCTTGGATAGGCGATGGAATTACAATTATAAATCCTACAACAGTACAAAAACCAGTAAATGGTGTAACTGCATGGGATGCAAATGCATATTCTCTTGAAGGGTTTCGTTTAGGAAACTTTATTACATTTCAGACAGCACAAACATCTTCCGAATTAATGGTGGGACTTAGTGAAAATCCAAATGGTAATCCAAGTTTTTCAAATATAAACTACGGATTCTACTGTAGCTCAAATGGAACACTATCTGTTCGTGAAGATGGTATCTTACAATCTACAATAGGCTCATATGTATCATCTACACAGTTTGAAGTAAGATATAATGGCCTCAATGTAGTGTATTTTAAAGATACAAGTGTAGTGTATAGCACAGTAAGAGCACAAGGAAATCCATTATATCTTAATGTATCTGTATTCACACCAGGGGGCTCTGTAAAAAATATCCATTATGCTCCTCTTGGAGGGATTGGCCCAACAGGTCTACAAGGTCTAACTGGCCCAACAGGTAATGGAATTACTGGTAGTACTGGACCAACAGGTGTTTCAATTACTGGTTATACTGGTCGAATTGGACCAACCGGTAGTACTGGTAGAACAGGGCCAATTGGGCAAACTGGCCCTACTGGTAGAGCAGGACCAACTGGACAAACTGGGCCTACTGGAGCAACTGGAGCTACTGGTAGAGCGATTAACACATCGACGTATATTTTTGGGGCCTCTACATTTGGCATTCCTGGATTTGGATATTTTACAACAGATGCAAGTGATATGATTAATGTGACACGTATTAAAATAAATGGCGTTGATTCAACTAATATTAATAAGAGTGGATTTTTCACTGCAATTGGTGTAAATAGTCTTCTTCATATAATTGATATACCAACATACACTGAAACAATTTATCAAATTACAGGAATTATTAATAACATTACTTATTTTATTTATACACTAAATTATCTATCAGGAAACACATTTGTACCATCAGTAAATACTAATTTCTATATAAGTTTTGATGCTGTTGGACTTTTAGGAGCAACAGGAGCTATTGGACCTACTGGATACACAGGCCCAATAGGAACTGGGCCAACGGGTCTTCCTGGCTCAGCAACAAATACTGGAGCAACTGGATCTACAGGTCCCACAGGTGCTATTGGATTAACAGGTCCTCCTGGCTCAGCAACAAATACTGGAGCAACTGGAGCAATAGGTTCAACAGGAGCAACTGGAGCAATTGGGCCACTTGGACCAGTATTTCAATTTAATATTTTAAATGACTATACTCAATTACTACCTGGACAATACCTTTTAACTGCAAATGGACTAACAATATACATGTATGCTACTACTAATGAGCAAATAGCATGGTGTAAAAGTATAGAAAACTATGGACCAGAAATTAGCAATACAATCTTATTATCTATGTATAATGTTAATAACACAACATATTTAGGCAATGGAACATTTACTCAACTAAGTTTAGTCTCTGGTACAATTTATACAATATCAAATTTTAGTAATAATATTACAAATCCTCCATTTAATTTGTCTCAAGTGATGTTTGTTAGTGCAATTATTGGAATGGTAGGGGCTACAGGAGCCACAGGATTTACAGGGCCGACTGGTATGCTAGGACAAACAGGAGTTACCGGATACACTGGATACACTGGTAGTACTGGTTCAACTGGACGAACTGGTAATACGGGTCCAACCGGTAGTACAGGAGCAACTGGTAATACAGGGGCAACTGGTAACACGGGTCCTGCAGGAATAAATGGAGTACTTGGTGGAACCGGTCCAACTGGTAATACAGGGCCTACCGGTCTAGCAGGATCAGCAACAAATACAGGAGCAACAGGATTTACGGGTCCAACTGGGTTTACAGGATTTACGGGTTATACTGGTGTTACAGGATTTACAGGATTTACAGGTCCAACTGGGTTTACGGGATTCACGGGTTATACTGGTGTTACTGGATTTACAGGATTTACGGGTCATACTGGTCGTACAGGTCCAACTGGTAGTACAGGGGTAACTGGTAACACGGGTCCCACTGGTAACACAGGATTTACAGGTCCAACTGGTTTTACAGGGTTCACTGGATTCACTGGATTCACAGGATTTACGGGTCCCACAGGACATACGGGGCCACTTGGAACAGGACCAGTTGGTCCAACGGGTTCTATTGGTCCGATTGGTATAACAGGATACACAGGATATACAGGAGTTTCTTATACTGGTCCAACTGGTAATACAGGAATAGCAGGTCCAACTGGTCCAACTGGATTTTTTGGAGCAAGCTCGGATCAACTTATAAGTCTTACACGTACAAATGATAGTGCTTACTCTCTTGTTCAATCAGATTGTTTTATAAGTTCTACAAATATTTTAAATGTAGTAAGTGGAGGTATTACGTATGATAATATAACTGGTTCCTTTTTAATATCTACATCTGGTATTTATTCAATTGAAGCACTACTAATTGTGGATCCTCAGGAAACATCAAATAGTATATTGTTTACAATTGTGAAAAATAGCGTAGCAATATGGTCATATAATATGGTAGTCTACGGAAATAATGTAGTTGCTCCTGCACCAATTCCATTATACATATATCAAGTTCTTTCATCAAATGATAGAATAAATATTTTATATAATTCATCGGGTCAAAATGTACGTGTTAAGGCTGGAACCACACTAAATATTACACGATTATCAGTAGGTCCTACTGGATTTACGGGATACACTGGTTATACTGGATATACTGGATATACAGGATACACAGGATACACAGGGTTTACAGGACCTGTTGTTACGGGTCCAACTGGTAACACGGGTCCAACTGGTAACACAGGTCCAACTGGTAATACTGGTCCAACTGGTATCACAGGTCCAACTGGTAACACGGGTCCAACTGGTAACACGGGTCCAACTGGTAATACAGGACCTACTGGTAACACGGGTCCAACTGGTGAGACTGGTCCAACTGGTAATACAGGACCCACTGGTAGCACAGGTCCAACTGGTAATACAGGTCCAACTGGTAATACAGGACCCACTGGTAATACAGGACCCACTGGTAACACTGGTAACACCGGTCCTACTGGTAATACAGGAGCTACTGGAGCAAACTCAGTAGTAACAGGACCTACTGGTAACACAGGTCCTACTGGTAATACAGGAGCTACTGGAGCAAACTCAGTAGTAACAGGACCTACTGGTAACACCGGTCCTACTGGTAATACAGGATCTGTAGGAGCTACAGGCTCAACTGGTAGCACAGGGCCAACTGGTAATACAGGACCCACTGGTAATACAGGAGCTACTGGAGCAAACTCAGTAGTAACAGGACCAACTGGTAGAACTGGACCCACTGGTAATACAGGAGCGACTGGAGCAAACTCAGTAGTGACAGGCCCTACAGGGCCTACTGGTGCAGCAGCTGCTGGTAGCAATATTATTTTAAACAGTTTTATTGTTGGAGGTGGAATAGGAACAAATACATTAGGATATAGTTATGATGGATTGACCTGGGTTGCTTCTAGCTCAGGAAATTCACTCTTTACAAACCAATGTACTGCAGTTGCTTGGAGTGGAGCCCTATGGGTTGCTGGTGGACGAGGAACAAATATAATGGGATATTCTTCTAATGGAATTACTTGGACAGCAGCTACCTCTCCTTTCACAACACAATGCTATGCTGTTGCATGGAATGGTACATTGTGGGTTGCAGGAGGGCACGGAGGAGCGAATCGTCTTGCATATTCTTCAGATGGTATTAGTTGGACTGGATCAACTTCTGGAAATTCGGTTATAACAAGTATATGTTATGCAGTTGCATGGAATGGTACATTATGGGTTGCTGGAGGTACTGGAAGTAATCGACTTGCATATTCTTCAGATGGAATTAATTGGACTGCATCAAGCTCTGGTAATTCATTAATTGCATACTGGTGTGGTGTTGTTGGATGGAATGGATACATATGGGTTGCGGGCGGAAACGGTGGAGCTACAGTAAATCAAATTATATATTCATATGATGGAATTAATTGGAATGTTTCCTCATCTGCAAATACACTCTTTCCATCTGCTACTTCTCAATGTTTTGCACTAGCATGGAACGGCAAAGTATGGATTGCTGGGGGGTATCTTAACCTTGCTGCATCAGGTATAATTGTATATTCATACGATGGAATTAACTGGGCAAATTCATCTTCTGGAACAGCTCTATTTACAAATAGATGTTGGTCACTTGTCTGGAACGGCTTATACTTCATTGCTGGAGGCCAAGGAACTAATCAAGTGGGAATCTCATACGATGGTATTAACTGGATAGCATCATCTTCGGGTAATACAGTTTTTACATCGCAGACTATTGCTCTTGCATCTCCTTCCAATATATTACCATATATTGGAACAAAACCTAGAAACTTACAATATGGATCTGGAACAACTGTTGTATCATCATTAGCTGTAGTGTTTCCAATTGCATTTACAAATGTACCTAATATAGTTGCTACTGTATCTGATGGTTCAGCAACTTTTGTATCTATTGGCTCAGCAACAACAGCAGGATTTACTGCATTTACACGCAATGTGTCAGGTGGAACTACTGCAGTTTTTAATTGGCAAGCCACAATATAATGTCTAATGGCAACTGCCAAGTACTTGGCAGTATTATAATTTATACACAAGTGCATTCTCAATAGTATTCTTTTCTACTTCAGATGCAAATGCCTTACAGTCATTTACACCGTATGTTATTATATAACAGTTCTCATTTAGACTTTCAGACATTCCTGAAATATACTGTATAGCCTCATCATTTGCAATTGTAAAGGTCTTTGATAGGCGCGATGGCTGTAGATTGTTATCAAGAGTTATAAAGCGATGATAGTATCTACGACCATCTCCTCCATAATATGAGTAATGTGCTATAAGTATTAAACATTCATTTGGAAATACTGAAGAACTCCATGTTACGGGAGGTGCTGAGCCTCGTAGTCCATCAAATGATACACCCTTTTTAGATGACCATGTACTTATTAGTTCACCCTTCATCGTATAAATACGAAACGGGTTAAGATGATACACATAGCATTCTTCCCCCTTCCAATTAAAGGGGAGCCAATTCTTCTGACAATTTCCCTCTTCAGATGCTATAGGGCACATCATAGGTTTCATACGAACAAGAGTTTTTGTCTTAGGCTCAAAATCAATACGTACCATTTTGTTTAGTTCGGATGGTGTAAATTGCCGAGATGTTCCTATAAGACTGTTTGTTCCAATCCAGCGACAATCCTCTAGACCATGAATTTGTGTTGTTTTATTTACAATGTATTTTTCAGGAATTTTAAATTCGGTGGGGGGGAAATTATCTGTTAAAACCTGAAAATTTGCATCAAACTCAACAATAACATTTCGTGTAATAACTGTACTACCACCTGAACGAAATGAAAAATGTTTAGCATCTACTGTTTCATAATTTGCATGACGTAAATTAACAAGATATCTATCTTTATCACGCTGAATAGAAGGATTATAGCCCTTCCATACTGGATCCTTTAAAAATTCTACTAAATCGCCCTCGATTTTGAGTGAATATGTCATTTTTACAGGAAGTTTCCACTTATACCATCTATAAAGATCAGTTAGACGATTCTTTTGTTCAAAACTTAGTGAGCCATTTAGTATACGCATATCTAAACGAAAGCGCGCAGCCTCTATTTTTCCAGTATAGAAGGCAATAATTCCTAACTCTTCCCAAAGAGTATATGACATATCTGTATGATTTATAAATAGGGAATCGTTATTCTTTACAGGAGTGTATATACTAGAGCCCTCAAGCGTCTCTCCAAACTGTAATTGGATAAGCTTCTCTATGTATACCATTGCTATAAAATTATGATTTCCGATACAACGATAGTAAGTAATAAGACGAAGAGCAGCTTCGGTACGGTGCTGTCTTAGTTGCCAGGCACGAAGCCAAGACTCTACTGCTTCAAGGGGCTTGCCTAGATATTTTAAGCAATCTCCCTTATAAATAAGCGCAATATACATCTCTTCTTCCCATCCTCCTAGCTCTACACGACGTGTAAACATTTGTACTGCTTCTAGATTTTTACCAAGAGACATGTATGTCTGTCCTAGATAAAAGTGGGTGCGTACATTATTAGGGTCAGTCTTTAAATCTTCTTCAAGAAGGCGGGCATCGCGCTCATATTTATCAGATTTACAACCTCCATCTCCTATATCATTAATTATTGGATACTCAAGAGTATGTATTTGTTTTCCATCGGTATTTTCCCAATATTCGTGTGTAGAGCCGACGGATCTCCAATTAACAGATGCCCGTACAAGGCGAGTGTTCTTATAAATCAAACTTCCATTTCGCTGAGGTAGATTTACTCCTCCAATATTTACATCTAAAGAGCTCAGATGTGCATGAAGACCTCCCTCCTCAGAAAGTACCATATCTGCATCTAGTAGTAGTCCCCATACTGAAGAAGGATCCCATGAAGTATGATTTTTTACCCAGTCTACAAATGATTGGAAGCATTTCGTCCGACTCTTTCCAAAATTTTCCCATGGATATTCATATACTTTTCCAGGTAACTGTAAATCCTTTAAAAGTGTGTTTGTAAGTGTGACTGTCTTATCAGTTGACCCCGTATCACATAGAACAACACCATCAATCCATCCTTTCATTGATGTAATAAGACGATTAATATTTTTCTCTTCATTTTTCACCATTGTTAAAAGTACAATTCGTGGACTAGATGTCATATTGATTTTGTCGGATAGAATAAAGTTTATAAAAATTCGCACTTGCTATTAATAAATCTCTGTCCGGATGTTTCAGCTCTAAAGTGTGTTCTTACTACTAATCAGAATGCCCAACAGTCTTGATACAGATTTTATTCAAGTTCGTACGGTTTATGCAAGAACAGCTGTAAATGGGTTTATTCCATCATCTCACATATTAATTGCAAACGGTGATGGAAGTACACGTTGGAATTCAGTTAGCTCTATTTTTCCAGTATCATCATTTAAAACAGTACAGGGAAATAATCTAAGCACATTTTCGGCCGATTTATTCAACAATGTACTTAAGATAAGTACAACCGGAATTCAAGGAACTTTTGAATCATATGTGGATCCGCTAACAAGTACATTAATGTTAAGTAACTCATTACCACCCTATGTCGTATCGCTTGGTTCAATACCAGCTGTAAATACAGGTGTACTGAATCCTGTCCCAAATCCAGAGTATCTAAGACAAGTAACAGGTCAATCTACAATCACATTTTTAGGCGTAGGAGATATTAAATTTTCAACAATAACATCACAAAATGCTGTATTTGTTTCTATAAGTACTTTTACATCACGGGGTTACTCAACAATTAGTGGTGAAACCTTTAGTTGGCGCCCAACATTTAATTCGACATTTTCAACCTCATATGGCCGTCCATCATTTATAAGCTCTGTGCCATTTAATAGTGGTACTTGGAACTGGGGTTCAAACTTAGCATTTTCAACACCAGCTACATCGCAAGATATGTACTTTAGTTCTATAACATTTAATATGGATCATATTGTACCTTATATTGATCAGTCAGCAACATCAAGTACTCGCATCTTTATAGAGTATAATCCTAATTTAATAATTTCTTCAATTTACCAAGGGCCCACATCACCCATATTAGAAGTATCAACGTTTATACAAGTTGAAACTCCAAACGTAGGTCTACAAATATTTGGTGAAACAGTTACAACAAATTATATGACCAGTCAAGTTGTATCTCCTTCTGTAGGTTCAAATTATTTTAATCCTTCTATTCGTATGGAGATTAATCCATACGGATCATTTTTAAGTAATTATTATGCAAATGGAGGTAATGTAGGGAACACAATGTTAATGACAATTTATCATAGATTTCCAAATGCAAATTCAAGTGGTGGTTCAACTGGATTTAGTAATGTAACAAATATTACGAATCTTACATCAAAGCGTGGAGGGCTTTATATAAATCTTATTAATCGTTCTCCGTTAATTTAAAACCTTCACGTTTTGCTAAATCTTGAGCCCAGGTTTCTAATGAGCCACGTACAATTGCTGTAGGACGATAGGGAAATGGTGAAAGGTAAACGGCATTTGACCATGAACCTTTACGAATCCAAGCAATATGAACATAGTTTTGTACAACACTCCATTTCCAGAATTCACCCTGTCCTATAGAGTTCTCTGCAATGTTTCCCCGAATTTCAATTTGTGTACGATGTATATGACTTGATACCTCTTTAGGGGCATACCGCTCTAAAACATCACATATACATGTATACCATTCTAGGCAAGCCTTTGTTTTCCAAAGGGTTGCCTGAAATACGAATTTGTATTCATCATTCCGTCCTATAGGTGCCCATAGGGAGTCACCCATAATAATTTCAAGTGGCCCTGGGCATGGCATAAGGCGTGCAGAAACAAGATGATGTGTCTTGTCAAATCGGTCAAGCACATTTTTTAAAGCATCTGCATCTAATCCGCGTTCAAGGATAAAATCATCCTGTAGGGGCAGACAATACTTATAGCGTGAAACAAGTTGTTCAAGTGCTGCACGACGACTATTAAGGAATCCTTTATCATCTTCCTCTAAAGGCAATATAATAACATTATATTTTGCCTTGAGTGAAACACAAACGGGATGCTCAGGTATTTCTGTAGCAAGTACGCAATCCCACATAAGCTTTGGAGCATAACGGCGTAACATTCCAAACATAAAGTCCAAAATGTAATAGTATTTTGGAGTAGAATTTACAAGAATAACAACATCATTGCGCTCCATTAAATATAATCCATCTAAAATCCTTAGACCTAAATAAGCTGTACTATATTTACTGTAGTATGCTCGCCCGTCATCCTAAGACGGGGGCTCCCATTCGTATTATGACATCTAATAGTTCAACCTGGAAGAATCAAAAAACCCTTGTTTGGTTGGATGGCAGTGAATCGTCAACAATTCCATGGAACCGCTGGGATGTTGGAGCAAGTAGTTTAGTTGCATGGAATCAGTTAACAGCAAAAGGTATAAAAGTAGATGTTTGTTATCTGTCTGGTAGCATTCAGGAGTGTGTAGAATGGTTAGAGGCAGGTCATGCAGAAAGCTGTAAGATTATCGGTGTGCCTCAGTCTGTAATTGAGGCAATTACGTTCAAAAAACTAGCCGAAATTGGCATTACTAATATGGTATGTATGGAGGAAACTCTTGTACTATATCCGTATATTGATACAGTATGGGATGGCAGTGAGCAGGATGCTCGAGTTGTATTATCACTTATACTACAATATGGAAAAACATTTCCTGTATCTCATACAACTCATTCAGTAATAGCAAATGTATTAGGACTCTCTATTCAAGAGATTTTACAAACGCCATCCCCACTGTATTTAATTACGCAATACTATAAACCATCAAAGTCTGCTCGTGCTAAAGAGATTGATTATACTTTGAAAATGAATAATGAATGTAAGTATATTGATAAGATTATACTACTAAATGAGTCGATGCACACACTTCCAGTAGAAAGTGATAAAATCGTTCAGTATAATATATCAGACCGTCTTCGATTTGATATTGTATTAAAGTGGATTTATGATTCAGTGCCAGACGATGCTCTTGTTTGTATTGCCAACTCAGATATTTACCTAGATGATTCATGGAGGGCACTTAATTCAGTAAGTATGGATTCAGTCTTTTTTGCACTTTTACGCTGGGATGATACGGAAAATTCAGAATCTCCCAAGCTTTTTGGACCTCGTGCTGATAGTCAGGATAGCTGGGTGGTTTCGGCACGGTCTGTAAAGGCGCGCACATGGAATTGGGAATCGTTACGTTTCCCTTTTGGGCAAGGAGGATGTGATAATGCTTTTACTGTTGAAATGCTTCGTCAGAAATTTCTGGTTATAAATCCGTGTATGACTCTAATTACTCATCATGTACACTCAAGTGGCTATAGAACATATGATCCTACCGATGTTGTAGAAAAGCCTACCTATATGTATGTTAACCCTTCTGGAATTCACGATCTGAATCCTATTACATCTTTTGTAACTAAACCATATAAAGCAGTAGAGTGTATGACATGTCCCTTAACTCTAAAGGGAACAATTACTTCTGCACAAAAGGCAACCCTTCTTACAATGCTTTCAAAGGATCTTGATGCTCCGCTTGTAGATGGAGGGGCAACATACACTAATTTTACACTCCCTCTCTATAATTTTAAAAATGTATTTCAGCTTCCTACGGGACTTCTTCGTACATACACCTCTATTCTTGTGGGCCCATCAATGGCTGCCGCAAACGCTTGGTCAAATGAGGAAGTAAGTATTACATCTGCTTCTGTTCCTATTGAGGTTGGCCTTGTTGCACCTTGCCCAGATGTTATTGCAAAAAGTCCAGTAAGATATTTACTTGAGTATATGGGAAAAATCTTTGTTCTACGTGCTTCAGCAAGTGACGCTAAAAAAGGTGAGTGGCTAGGAGCAAAGATCCCAGAAATTATGGAGGCACTAAAGGTGTTTACATGGGATGAAGATGTAATTCCTGTTATTGAGCGTACACCTAACTTTCAGAGCTGGTGTAAGAAGGCATACACATGGATGTCTGAAGATGGTAATAAGGCACTTGTTACTCGGGCTGAAATAGAGGCATTACGCGAAGCTCTCTATGGCTGGACTGAGAATACTGTAAAACGTAGAGTAGTATGTATAGTTGATGATGTTTGGATTACAGATTCAGTAGTAACCGCTCTAGAAAACGCCTTAAATCCATCTATTGAACTATCATGTATATATCCTAAAACATCAATTTCATCTAAGATTGCTTTAATGAATGGTGCATGGGGGCTTATTGTCTATGGTGAAAGAAATAGTGTTGAGCGTTGGGGATGCTTATGGGCACTTCCAAAGAATGCATATGTATGGGAAGTTCAGGCTGAGATTGCTCCATCACTTGAATTGTACCAGACATCTCTAAATGCTTCTTTGAATCATAGATTTCATATTGTACCTCGTAGTACACCTACGCAGAATGATATTTTGCGTACTATTGAGGGAATAACTCATATGTGTTTAAATGAGGCAACTTCATCATCTCTACAGGAGTCAAAAAAGCCACAGATTCTTATGCCACATAAGGATACAAAGGGATTTTTTGCCCATGCAGGCGATTCGTTTCGTGAGATGGTAAGTATATGGGCTGAGCGTGGATACGTTGATATTGTTGAAATTCAGGGATTAGAAAATATATGGTTGAATAGTGTTGGACATACACTTCTCTATGATAGACCTACACTAGAGTGGCTAAAGACATCCTGTCAAAGTGAGCGTATTTATAAGAAGGCTCTATTTGGAAATCCTGCCCCTAGTGAGCCTAACTCACTGGCATGGTCATTCTGGCCAAGACGTCCACGTCTATTAGAGGACCTTGTAGCTCAGGGAGTTGGAAACTCAGATGATCGCAGTCTTGGCCTTGTATTTTACGGTCGGTCTGAAAATGCTGTTCAGCGCTCAAAACGTCTTGATAGTTGGTCGACAGTATGTAGTGAATTTATTCATGTTATTGGTGATAAGCCATATCCATTTAGCCAACGCGGTTATCTAATGCGTCTTTCTAATGCTAAGTGGGGGCTCTGTTTAGCAGGATATGGTAGTAAGTGTCATCGTGAGATTGAGTGTATGGCGATGGGATGTGTTCCTGTAGTATCCCCTGAAGTTGATATGACAAACTACGCAAATCCTCCTATTGAGGGTCTTCACTATTTTAGAGTATCTGTTCCATCGGATGTAGAAAAGATTCGTGATATATCGGAAAGTAAGTGGAAGAAATGTTCCGAAGCCTGTAGGGATTGGTGGAAGGCAAATGCATCGGCAGAGGGTTTCTGGAAATTAACGCAACAGCTCTCAGAAAAAAATTGAAGTTCTTGAGCCTGTTTAGGTTAATCACAATGAAGAAGATTATGATGAATGCACAAATACTTCCGATGAATATTTATGATTTGTGCGAGAAGAAGCCTAGCCTCTGGATAGCACCTCTTTCAGAGATTGTTATTCATACACTAACGGGGTCAGCCAGTCCGAAAAAAATTGAAGTGGCTACGCCCAGTAAGGCAACTACTCAAAATGAATCGTTCAGCCCTGTGTGATATTATTGATACGTGTACGTGGGAGCTTCGTGAGCTTATGCAGAAGCGATGGGTGTTTGTTGCAAAGGCTGCATGGTCTGATGACGATGAAGCCTATGTAGATTATATTGATGATTCGTGCGATGCTCTTACAGAGATGATTAATAATGCTAAGGTAGCACTTGCACGCAGTTAAAAATGCTCTAATGTTTCAGGAATATAGCGAACAGTTACAAATATTATAAAGACTCCTAAGACATATAATATTAGTCTGTTGAAGGATTTTTTATTGGAAACATGTTGAATGAATTCTTCAAATATTCCCCATACACATGCCCACCATACAATAACAACAGCACTATACAACAGAAATGTTTGAGCGTCTAATACTTTGGGAACTTTCATACTAACTATGTTGATATATTTTATGCCCTGGCAAAATTAACCTAAACCGATGTTACCTTAAGCCTACGTTATATATACTTATAGATACGATGAAAACAGTTACACTAAATGTACCGGATTCATTTCAATTACCAGCTGTATACACATCAGAAATCCTAGATACAGTTTCAATCGCTCTTTCACTCGGTGCAGAAGCGTATGACACTCTTTATATGAAGGCTATGGATCGGGCGCGTCACGAAACAAGCACTGAGCTCATCAAGGAAATTTCGGAAACATATTCCCAAAAAATGCGTGATGCTCAAGAAACTGCCGATGCTCAAATGAAACGTCTTCGACAGGAAAAACAGAAAATTGAAGAGGCTCTTTTACTTGTGCGGCATCAGTTGGAGTTGTATGAACAGAGCTCAGCCTCAGTGCGTACTGAGGCAACGGCCTCTGCACGTGAAATGTATGGGGAGCTTCTAACCTCAAAAGAAAAACAGATTTCTCGGCTAGAGGGTCTTTTAGAAAAGCAGATTGAAACGGTCGTTGGGAAGGTTGATAACTTACAGAATTCAATTACGCGCACCTTTTCATCTTCGCGGGATAAGGGAGCCTATGGTGAGTCCGTTATGGAAGGATTACTAAAAAAGGCATTTGACTGTGAAATTATTGTAGTGGCAAAGGAGGCACAAAATGCCGATATTCGTATGATTCGTAGTACTGAGTTTGAATACCTGTGGGAATCGAAGAACTATACTCGTATGGTATCAAGTGAGGAGGTCGAGAAATTTCGGCGTGATATGCGTCTACATCCAAAGGTTCGTGCCGGTTGTATGGTAAGTCTTCGTACAGGTATTGTAGGGCATTCACGCGGTGGAGATATTGATGTTGAATTTATGGAAGATGGGCGGTGTATATTATTTCTGAGTAATTTCCTAAGTCGGGAAGACCCTATTTTTTACTTACAGACTCTTCGCCCATTCTTTGATGTATTAGAGGCAAACTCAATCCCTTTAAAAGAAGAATCAGAAACCCTACGAGGCTTAGAGGCAAAGGCTACACTTATTACAAATCTTCTACGTAGTCATGCTACATCTGTAGCAAAGCATCGAAACTCAATTGCTACACACCGGAAGCGAATTGATACAATGTTTTCAGAATTTCACGGCTATATTCTTGAGGCTGATAGCCAGCTACAGACTCTTCTACGAATTGCTGTAGGTAATGATAGTGTTGTTGAAGATGCTCAAGTTGAGGTAGCAACAATTCTCCCTTCCATCTTCAAAAAACAGCATTTAACTGATTATGATACCCGTCAAAAACAGTTTATTACTTGGCTTCTAAGCGTATGCTCTGTTAAGGAGGGGTCGACGATTGAAATTAAAACAATTATTGAGGCAGGAAAGGCAAAGGGATTCGGTGAAAAATGGATTCGTGATCTTCGTGAAGAACTTTTTGAAGATAGTGCATGGGTAAGGGGCGCTCGTTTTATTAACGGGCTTGTATTAAATAATACGGTTTAAATATGAAATAAGCCCTACAATACTTGCTACACCAACAATAAATCCTGTAACAACGCCATGGGTGTACATTGTATTAACGTTTTCCCTGTTTGTAAAGATAGTTTCCATACGATCAATTAGCTTGTGGCGATTTAGCTCATTTACATTATTGATATTATTCATATCTTGAATACTAATTGTGTATTCAGTTGGCTGCGTTGATGGCAGCGGCGTATGCTGATTGTTTAATACAGTCATATTCATTTCTATAAGTTTTATAGACATGAGTATAACTCTCAATTTTTAACAGTCTGTGACGTTAGCGTCTTGTGCTAATGCGCTTCTTTTTTCTGGTGCGTTTCTTAACAGTATTGCTGTTATTTTTAAAGGTTAATACAGTATCATCTTGTTTATCATACACAATTCCACTTACTGCCATTTCCTTATCCTTCCGTTTTCGCGAATAATGTTTATACAGCTGTGAGTAATCATCGGCAACATCACATGTCGGACAACCTGCTTTCTTATGCTGTGATGTATTAGAATCATTAGTTCTAGGTCCAATGTATGTTCTATAAAAGTCTACTAATACATCGGGGTGTTGAAGTATTTGGACACCTTTTATAATAGATACAGATGTCATGTAATATTCAATATGTGTCTCAATCGGAAAGGGCTCTTCAAGAAATTTTTTGGCAGTTTCCCGTGTAATCATATATGAATGTGCCGCTGTAAAACTATGTACCTTATTCCAAGGCTTTTCAGAGCTCAAGTGCTCAATCACAAGTGTTTTAGGGTAATATCCCATAATCCACATACCGCATGTATCGGGAAGAGTAGGTAGAAATTCATTTATCTTTTCAATATATTCAGGAAACCATACAGCATCATCTTCCATGACAATACAGCATGGTTTACCCGAATCATAGAACTTTTGCCAAGTTTTAATATGACTGATAGAGGCACCAATTGCTCCAAGAGTAGCAATTTCATAATGTGAGCGTCGGTAATTACGAAAAATACGCAAGCGAGTTCCAATGGAAATACGCTTTTCTGTTCTGTATTTTAACTTCTTACCGTTCACTGCAGATATACGATGTAGATTTTTAAATTTATGAACTGCCTCATTAGACATGAATCGTTTCCAACGGTCTTTACGTTCATCCATATTAATTACGTAAACAGGAAGGTCCGTTATATTTTTTATTTTTTTACATGCCCCCTCCATATCCTAGTTAGCCCCTATTTTTTTTATAGGCCGCCTGTTTTGCCTTTTGTTGAATTCCAGTTTGATAGATTCGTGTTGCTGCCTCAACAGTTAAGACCTTAGGGTCAATACCCGTCGGAAGTCCTACAAACTTCCTATTTTTAGTAACATCTTTTTTGAACATATAGACACCATATGGACCCTTACGAAACTCAAAGGGGCCAAGTGTATGAAGAACAGACTCATTTTTTGTTTTAATTTTTTCATGTATGGTATCAAGTGTATCAGTTTCTACCCACGGAATTTTTACTGTATTCCAAGAAATATAAGTACCGAAAGGTCCACTTGCGCGGATAATGGGAAACCCTTCATACATTCCAAGATTTGAACCATCTTTTTCTTTCTTTGCTAACTCTACATGTCGACTTGCGACTTCTTCAGTTATAGTTTGAAAAGTAACCCCTTCTGGCCAGCCATAGAAGATTGCTGAACCATTTGCTTCAATAAGTAATACAGGTCCCTTTTTACTTTGTACTGCTGTAATGCCATTTGTAAACGTGCGTTTACGTGTAGATTGTGTCTCTGTAGTTGGCTTAGTATCTTTTAGCCGTGTATAAGATTCTTTATATGAATTCCATGTATCATGACAAAGCCGTTTCCATTCTTCCTTTCCCTCACAAATCATATCAAGACGTGTTTCCATCTTTTTAGTAAATTCATAGGCAAATAGGGTAGTAAATTCATTGACACAGAAGTCAAGAACACGTGTACCAAGCTCAGTAGGTACTAGCTTTTGTTTTTCCCCACCAGCCTTTTTAGTAGTGATTCCTACAGTAACCGACTCGGCGTTTGGAACTATCGATAATGTTTTTACTTGAATTTCACGTGGTGGAGTGTCGCGAATTTCAACATATGCCTTATCTACAATTGTTCCAATAAGTGCAGCAAATGTACTAGGACGTCCAATTCCACGCTTTTCTAGGTCACGAACAAGCGTAGCTTCAGTGTAGCGTGGCGGGGCTCGCGAGTCTTTAGGAGCCCCAGTAATAGATGACCATGTAATCTCTGAGCCGACACTAAGTGCCTCTCCAACAGCCCACGTATCTAAGGTAGGCTCTTGCTCTTCTTCATCAAGATTCGCAATTTGCTGGGAAACTGCTCGCCAACCCATAAAGTTAATTCGTCGCCAAACTGCCTTCCAATCAAATTCACACGGGTCCCCATCGGCTTTAAAGATTACAGTACGAACTTCACCCTTACAGGAAGCCATAACACTTTGTATAGTACGATTCCAGATAAGGGAATAAATCTTACGGTCAATGACTGACCAATCTTCATCTTCTGGAAGTCGATTTGTTTCCATATGTGTAGGGCGAATTGCTTCGTGCGCTTCCTGTGCCCCTTCTACAGCTTTTTTCTTAGAAAGGGTTGCTCCAACATATTCACTCCCATATGTTGCTGTAACATGTTGTATTGCCTCTTCTTTTGCTCCTTCTGAAAGATTTGGATTATCCGTACGCATATAAGTAATGTATCCCTGCTCATATAGTCGCTGTGCCGACTGCATAGTGGCCTTAGGATTTGATTTATAGAGTGCCGATGCTTCTTGTTGAAGAGTTGAGGTAATAAGTGGATTAGGGGCAGTTTCTGTAAACCCTTTTACTAGTGAAGAAGATACATGTGCTGTAGGTTCATTACTCAAATTTTCCATATAGTTTGTTGCCGATATTTCATCCTCTAGGGACTCACTAAGGATTGCTTCAAATGGAGAATCTTTTGACCATGTTCCTTTAATATTCCACACTGTATTTACAGTAAACGACTCGACCTCCTTTTCGCGCTCAACAGTAAGACGAAGTGCAGGTGTTTGGCATCGTCCTGCAGAGAGTCCGTTTCCAATAGATTTCCATAGAAGAGGAGAAATTGTAAATCCAATAAGCATATCAAGAATTGCTCGAGCCTGTTGAGCATTTACACGATTCATATCAATGGCTCTTGGAGTTTTTAGTGCTGTAGTAATAGCTTCCTTTGTAATTTCACGAAAGACAATACGTGGGGTACTAAGAGGAAGTTTTAATAGAGTTGCCACAGAGTATGAAATCATTTCACCTTCGCGGTCATCGTCTGATGCCAGAAAGATTTTTGTAGCCTTTTTTGCTGACTCTTTAATCATATCAATTGCCTTTGACTTTGTTTTCATAAAGGCGTAGCGTGGTTCAAAATTACGGTCAATACCGATTGCATCAAGATTTTCTTCAAGAGAACGGATGTGCCCCATTGTAGCAATGACTTTCCAGCCAGGACCTAAGAAGCCTTGGATTTTAGAGCATTTTGCTGGTGATTCAACAATGAGAAGAGAGGTCATGGTAACTAGTACACTACTAAAAAGAGTGGCAATTTTATTAACACGGTAACGGCAAGTGCCAAAGTTAAGTACCCCCAAAGGGGGTTCTTAACTGGAGCATACTTGCCATATTAGGGTTGTAGGCAATATTAAGTACCCCCTTTTAGGGGGTACTTAACTTTAGCACAACACGGTATACTAGACCTTACCCCTTTAGAATTGTACAAGGTATATTCCAGTTCATGTTATATGGAAATAGACCTGTATTATATGCAAGCCCTTCTAGTGTGCTTGATATTTCAGATTCTTGCTTAATATCAATAAGAACCCATTTGCTTGAATTATAGAATATAAGATATGCACCTGTTATTGAACGCCAAACTCCCTTTTTAAAATAGATTGTTTTAGAATCTTCTTTGTATAATCCGCCGAAATCACCTTTCACAATAAGAAGGAATGACTTTGTATAAATGTATTCATCCGAATCTACGTATTCTTTAATTACAGATACATATCCGTATGTTGAGCTTGATTTAGAAACATTATCAAATATTGAACGGTCAAGTAAATATTCTTTAAATACATCTTTATTTATATATCTACCTTTGTAAAATGTCTGATTCGCTGTTTCTTCAGTAATACCTGCTAGATGGAAAATAGGTAAATTATTAAATCTATCGATACCATCTGTTGCCCACGAAAATTCTAACTCATGAGTGATTCTTGTTTGCTTTCCTAATTTCCAATAATTCCATAAAACACCCCACATATCAGCAGTCCATGATTGTATATGGTGATGTATAGGATATTTTATTTCGTAATCCTTTAGAACAGAAAAAAGAGCATTTGTTGATGTTTCGATTTTATCCCAGTATTCGGATGTAACATTTTTTAGAAGGTACTGAGCACCTCCTGAATGTAAATCATTTTGTTTTATCATAGATTCTGGAATATCCATTATTTCACACATTTTTTCTAAAATATGATTGTCTGATAATTCTGGGTATACAGCTTTGTAGCGTTGACAGCATGTTTTAATATATGTATGATTTATGTATGAAGATGTATCTGACATGTATCCGTACTCGTCATTAACTAAATTTTCAAATTTAGGAAGTTTTACAAATAATATGTCGGAATCGTGATAAAATACAGTGCGTCCAAGTTTAGGAAATTCTTTGAAAAACTTTTTTAATAGATGTGGGCGAATTGATGGAATGTAAAAGTTTTTTTGACTAAAGTCGCGATTATCTTTGTATAAAAATACGTTATAACGCTTTGCAAGACTCTGAGCATATTCAGAAGGACCATCACCCTGATATCCAAAAAGGGCATAACAGCGATGACCAATTCCATGCTTTGAAAATTGGTATAAATATAATTCAACCTGCCAATGAAAATATTCTACATCTGGCTGTGCACTAATAAAAATCATATTTGATGATTCAATTGCATCTAATGTTTTTGTCATCCTATTTTTACAATCTGACAAAAATATTGTGTAAGATGCGCGCGTTACCACTTGCTGTTAATAGGCAAACATTAATCCTCCACGCCCTGCATACACGCGAAATATATTATATGTTTGTGCCCAGGCGTATACTATATAGCGGGGAAAATTTGTAGATGCTGTTACACCACGGTTTGAATTGAATTCAAGTTGTAAGGATAACTTTATAATTTTATCTAAATTTGCTTCTCCACACGGTTGTGATGGAGGTAGTCCACCATGATTTAAACCGAAATGTAAACTGTAGTAATACCGATTAACAAATGGTGACTTCTTCATTTCGTAGGATGGTAAAAGTGAGCGAAAGACCGATGGGGATGTTGTATTATATCGAACAAGACTTCCTTCATATATAAGATTAATAGAAGTAATTGGTTCTGAATTATTAAAAACATACGCTGGTTGTATAGGTGATGGATATTTTGATATAATTGGTAATGCATTTGGCCACCATGGAACAGTGCTTCCTACTCCAGAAAGGTCTCTTGTTGCAAGAAAATGAGCATTATAAAGTTGTGCTTCATATCGTTGTGCATAAAAGAAAATATTCCGGGTTGGATTCGGGATTTTGAGAGAAATGTTTGCTCTTGAAGAACCATTTGTATCATATGGGTCAAATATGTAATGTTGAGTAACAGGGACTTCAATATCTGAAATACGAAATCTGTTTGCTTCTGGAGCATCTAAATATATGTATTCAGCCAT